AATATAGGGAATTTAATTTAAAGTTCCAACTATTATTTAATATATTTTTATAAGTTTTCCCTCATGGATTTGAACCACGATTTGCTCAGTCAAAGTGAGCCGTCCTGCCAGTTAGACGAAAGGAAAATAGTGGTTAGTGACGAGGCACTACAATTTCTACTTTCTGTTTATTGTACAATGTATGCACATATTTAATGAGCTCGTCTGTAGTAACTTCAAAGTTTAGTTGTGTTATAGACAACTCTTGAATTGGCTTAGCGTATTTACCGTGTCCTGGATTCAATTCATATTCTGAGTGATCATAATAAGCAACTGGTTTACTATTATAGAAAATAGTATCACTTTTTGATGACCATTTCACAAATTCAGATTTACTGATGAGTTCTTTATCAACTGAACAACTACCTAAAGCTACTAAAAGCCCTACTAATATTAACGTTTTTTTCATAATTTTAAATTTTTATTATATAATTTAATAAAATCTTTACCATATGTTTTTTCAACATACTCAAATTCTTTTTTTAAGTCATTTTTTAGCAATACTATTAAATTTGGTATAACTTTAAATTTTTCTTTAGTTTGCTTATTTATATATCCCTTTATTTCAATTATATTATCATTCTGTATAAAATCTGGATAATATTTTAATACTTTGTTATTCCATAAATAACTATAAGCTTGTCTGTTTCTTGTGAAGGATTGATTATGATCTAATTGATATATAACCCAAACCAACTCATAACTACTATCACACCACACCCCTTTATACCATCCACTCTTTCCAACACCAGACCCTTCTCTATAACCCCCACCAACAAGTAACCAACACTCTTTGTGATATTTTCTAGTATTCAATTTAGAATGTTCAATATTATTATGACAATATTTACATTTTGTTGTTGTCCAACGTTCCAATATTTTTTTACCTTTATTAGATGGTGATTTGCCAATCATTGCAATACGCTTTTTTTGATTAGCTTCATCAGTAAAGGATCTACTATTTGCACAACTTCTAGAACAAAATACACCAGACTTCGTGTGGTTAGTTTTACATTTAGGACATTGTTTCATATTCATAAATATATCGAACTCGCATCAAAGTAGTGATTATTTGTATCGCGTAGCAGGATCGAACTGCTGACTAGAATTAGAAAGATTCTCGTGATTACCACTTCACTAACGCGACAGTTATACAACATAGGAATTATTCTAGCAATCTCCAACCTCTTTCCAATATTTTAAATCTACACAGAAACCGTCCATTTCAATAGATCCGTCTTTTAACTTTTTTTGTATTGTTTTTGTTAAACTACCTTGAGTTTCACTAATCCACTCTAATACATAAGGTTTTACTTTTTTTAATCGTAAATCTGAAAACACTAAATTCTCTATTAAATGGTCTTTAACATAGTTCTTAGCGTCTTCTTCGTAGTCTGGACAAATAATGCCATATGACTCTTTTGCTCGTCGTATAGCCCATTTCTCTGCGTTATATTCCATTAAATAGCTGTAAACTCTCTCACCTGTACTAACATGACCTATTTCATGTAAACCTACTAAAAAGCTCCATTCACATTCTGGAATTGGAAGACATACCTTTCGTGCTTCTATAAAGGCTTCATAACCTTGATCTCCATCAGGATGCCACTTTAACCACTTTTTAACTTTTACATTAGTGATTTTAAGTTCTGCTTTAATAAAGTTTTTATATTCTTTTTTTGTAAAAACTGCCATAAGAATAATATAGCAATTTTATTTTAATTAAGCAAATTTAATTAAGAACACACATTCATTGCACTCCAGATAAGATGGCGACTATCCCAATCAAAATTCTTTTCACCTCGAGCTCCTGGATTATCACCATATGACTTTGAATCAGCTACTGTCGTTAGATATCTGTCACTATAGATTGTTGCGTTATCGTCAAAAATAGATTGAAAGTTACCATAACTAGACACAGTATAAACATCAACAGCTGTAACACTTCCTGCACAATATGCTGCTGTATCTGATGCAGCATATCCTGAAAGTTTAAAACCTTCAACTGTACCATTTCCTTGTTGTGCTGCTGCTCCTATTAATGACATAACTATGCTTTTAAACTTCCTATTAAATAAAAATCTTTACCATTAGCAGTCTTCACAAAAGCTCCAGATCCAACTTTATTCATTTTTAATTTACTATCTTCTGATGTGATTGTACAACCACTTCCAGTTGCAAATATAATGTCTGTTGTTAATAGAACTGCTACAAACTCATATTCACTATTAACTCCTCCATTTGATGCATTTGATACATCATCTAAAGTTATTGTTATTGGACCAGAAACACCAGCACTCACTATATAGAATTTACCTGAGTATAATGAACTTGCATTTACGCTAGTACCAATATTAGTACCAACTAATTTTCGCATTGTACCATTAAAAGCTCCAGTAAGACTACCCGTCACATTACCTTGTAAAGATCCCGTTACACCACCAGTAGCTACAATACTTGCAGCAGTAGTACCATCTAAGGCATCTATAATATTTGTTATATGAGCGGCTTGTATTGTTTGACTTGATACTATGCCCGTTTTGCTTATTGTTGCCATTTGCTATTTTATTAGAATGTTTTTGTGTAATATTTTGTTTCTCCTTTAAGGGGTGTGAATCCTAATTTTGTCCAAAACTTTTTACTTGATGGTGTTACCATTGCTATAATAGTTTTTTGATGTAACACATGAGCTAATGCATTTATTGCATCACCTGCATAATACTTACCTCTATGTTCTTTGTGAACATGTATAGATATTACCTCAATTGTATTCTCATCTACAAGACCATATTCTATTTCACCAACAACTTCATTAACAGCAACCACTAATTCAAAAAACAAGTGAGGACCTTTTGCAAACTTGCTATCATAACTACTTCCAAACTCAGATTGAAATTCTTCAATTGGTTTAAGAGTAATTAATGCCTCACTTAGTAATCTGAATAAAGAAATCATATTATTTTGTATAACTAAAGTATTTTGTTGTAAGTGCCTTACGATGATCTAAACCATTAGTACCACCATTAATTCTTTTTGTTAATACTGTAATTGTAGCCTCATCAACTCCTTTATCACATATGTCCCATAATTTGTTTTTATCAAAGAAGAACATTGCTGATTCAAAAGCAAACTCAGTAGCTACCAAATCAGGATTAGTCATAATTTCTGGTTTATTTAAATACTTAGCGAATGCTTCATAGTTTGACTTACCTGTTAATTGCAAAGCACCACGACCTCTAAATTTATATCCATCTCCAGATGCTTCATCACCATTACCCATTCTACTACCATATACTCTATTAGCAATCTTTTCAGGTTGCTTAGCATAAGATTCTTCTAAATTGCCTGGAAAGTATTTACCAAAGGTAGCTGCTAATCCAGTAGCTGAATAATTTAAGTTTTCAGCAAATAGTTTATACTCACCAGTCTCATGTGCTGTTTGTGCAAAGAAGTGAGCAGCTCTTGTAGGCGTTAATTTATAGTAAGCCATTGCAGCTTTTAAAGTTCCAGGTCCAAATGAACCATCTGCTATAACTCCAATTTTAGTTTGTAAATTTTTTAAACTCATTATTTTATATCTGTTGATTCAATTAATGTATAGGTAAATGAATTACCATGTTTTTCTTTTGCTATACGACAAATAGTCATAAACTCTTCAAAGTCAGCTGCTTTCTTAAATACTTGACATCCTTCAGACCAGTTCTCAACATAAGTTGAATCTACACCAGCTTTATGGATATTAATACCAAATACTCCCTCTTGAATCTTCGACTCATCATAAGTCATATCTCTATTAGCATCACGATAAACCTTAACTGGTTTGTTTTGACCTAATGCTTCATATTTACCTTGATGTAATCTGATAGTGTGGGATCCTCTATATTGACCTTCAACTAAACGAGCAACACCAGCTGCATTATGATATTCTTTAACACCTTTTGTACCTGGATCTGTTGTGCAAGTCCAAGTATGAAATTTCCATTCGCTACCTACTTTATAAGATAAAGTCATTGTATCGTCAAATACATTAGTAACTTTATTTCCAGTTGCTGAGTTTCTAACTCCAACAATATTTACATCGTAATCTCCGTTCTCAAACCAAGCATAACCTTTAGCTTTAACGGCACCTTCAATTTGTTCTTTTGTGTACATAAAATCTTTTATTTATAAATATGTCCGATTACTTATTTAACTGTGATTGTGTATGTTCAATTAACCACTGTTCTACATTTGGTATCTGTCTTAGGAAATCCAACTCATAAACATAACACATATACTCCTCATTCTCTTTTGCTATTTTGATTTTATCATGTTTAATACATAAGTGCATAGACTCATGTACCAATACTGCTGCTATATTGTTTATGTTTTTAAGCTTTGCATCTTGAGAAGATATTAAAATAGTTGAATCTTCTGTAGTAGAAAAGTTACCGTTCCAAAACCCAATATGATTACAATGCTTTACAACTATCTTGTATTTTTCTATATCGGTTTTCTTTATTCTATCTAAAGCAAGTTGAACATCCGACTTCCAACCATCACCAACATCATCGATTGTAATTCGAGGTGTGCTAAGTGTAACTAAAAATAATATTAATAGTAACTTCATAACCCAAATACAGCAGCTGTTATAGCTTTCTTAATCGCAGATGATAGTGTTGTTTTAGAAAATGGAATTGAACCTTCTTGTAGTTCAACCATTATAGCTCGTACTTCAACATCAGATTCACCAATACCTTCGTACTTGATTCCATTATAAAATAAACGAACACCTACTTGAGTTGTTTGATTTGATTTTTCCATTCCAGCAATTCTGAATGTAGATTTAGGAAGTCCAAAATGATATACCTCAACCATAATAGGATTTCCTTTTTCAGATAAACAAAACTTATTAGACAATTCCTCTTCAGCAATTTGCTTGATACCAAATATTATATCTTTGGTTTTAAACTCACGCACCTTAGCTGTTACATAAACAGTATCTACTTTAACACACTCTTGTCCTAAAGAGAATAAAGGTAGCAATAAAAATAATAATAATTTTTTCATGATTAAAATTTTAGATTTGTTCCAATTAATATATTGTGCATTACACCCCACTTTGGAGTGGTATTCACATTCATTCTCCAATCAATATTGAGTTTGAATTTCTTATGTACTTTAATTCCAATGTTGTTTCCAACTACTGCATTAAAGGTATTTGACTTAGAATAGAAATGTGCTCCTAAATCATAGTATGGAGAACATAAGGTAATAAATGCTTCAGGTCTCCAATCAAGTCTTTTTGATAAAGTAATTTCTTTTTGTATTATCAACACACTATATGGAACTAAAACAAAATAAGCATCCTTATCAGTCTTCTTACCATTTGCTACTACTGAAGTTCCTAACTGAATACCAGCAGTTATCTTTTTAAATTCCCACATTCTTGTTACACTTAAACTAGAATTAAGTGTCATTCCCATTCTACCTAGATTTAAATGGTAATACCATTTCTTGCGTCTGTAATAAAATGAATATGTTTGTTGAGATAAATCAAATGTTAAAATTGCATTTATACCAAATCCTTTACCTCCATTAATTCTACTATACCCTATACCAATACCAGGTCTAAACTTAAATGTTTCATAAGTTGGACTTCCTATTAAAGCAAAGTCAGCTGCTGTAAGCATTGGATTAGGTTTAACTAAAGATCCTCCTCCAAACGATCTACCTTGAGCACCTACAACATTATTTTGTGTGTTTCCAAAATCTTGAGGAGCAGCTGCTGATGGTGGTGGTGGTGCTGGAGCAACTGTTGGAGTAGGTTGTGCTAACGACCAAATAGGTAAAAGTAGTATTAATATTAGCTTTTTCATCAGTTAGTAAATCCAGTTCTAATTAGACGAAAATCTGTAGAACCACCATTTACTGGACTTGATATTGTATATGATTGAACTCCAGGATAAGTTGCCTTTAAATTTAAATTACTTATTTTAATTATATTCCATTCGGCTGTGGTAAACAATCTATACTTTGGAACTGGATTCATCCAATTAAAAAATCTACCTGATATCATTCCATAAGTGTAATATGAATCAGATACTGTTATCTTAGAATCGTTATTAACATCTTGTAAATAATACTTTTTAGCATTAACACTATTTGTTATAACGGTTGATAGTATAGATTGTGCATCAGTATTTAGTAATGGAGGCATAAGTAATGAATCTACTACCATATACCACTCTATTGAAGGATTTGATGTCTTAGCTATTGTATATTTACCAGTTGCATCAGTATAAGTAATACCATCTAATACCCAAGGTGTTGTAGTAACAATATAATCAAATTCAATTACATAGGGTAGTGATGTGTTAGGTAAGTCATTCCATTTACCACCACTAACAAATTGAGTATAATCTTCATTACCTGCATTGTTAGGTTCTCCTGGATTCCAGTTAGTATAAGTTACAGGTTCTCCAGTTACCCACACAAATGAACCCTCAACAACTTCATCACTAAATCCAATCCATCCAGAAGGCCAAGTATTATATACAAATGTTTGCTCAGCATTATCAGCAATAGTTACTAAATGTCCTCCCATATTAATACAAGCTTGTTTAGCATCAGTCCAAATCATTGAACCTGTTGATCTATAATAGGAGTGACTATTATAGTTTGTTTGTGAAGTAAATCCAGTTATAATTGGAGTTGTTCTTTTGTAAATCTTAACAGGTATTCCTGAGATTCCCACCTCATTAGCATTGTAAACATAACCTGAATAGTTAAATGTCTGTGCTATTGATAGAATAGGTAATAGAAGTAGTAATAGTAATTTTCTCATATTGCAAATCTTGTTCCACACATTATTGTAAAGTTCATAACATCTTGTTGAATGGCATAAGTACCACCCATATTAATGCTAAGTTTAAATTTCTTAGTTAGCTTAATGTTTGTTCCTATCAAAGGCATAACTACATAAGGTGATTTTAAAACAAGATCGTTGTAGTAGCTAATAAAAGGAGCATATATAAATAGACCTGTAAACTTAATGTCTATTTTCTTAGTTGCCTTCCAATCATACATTCCACCAGCTATGAAAGCTGTACCAGTAAACTTTTCTTGATAAACCTGTCCCCAAGAAGTAGTGGCTAAATAAATAACTTTAAGATTCTTTCTTAGAGTCCAAAGCTGTCCTACAGCTAAAGTTCCATACATAGAACCTTTACCATAGAAACTGACTGTAGCTGTCCCAGATATTAAGTCAATTCTCTTTTTGTGTATAATAGCATAAAATGCTGTTCCATTAGGACCTTTCATTGCTGAAGTATAATCTAATAAGAAACCGTGAGTTCTCTTACCATCCCATCTCATTGAAGTAAATCCACCAGTCACTTTACCTCCATAAGTCATATCGTTCTTTTTGAAGTTAAAGCCTGTAAAGTCGCTACTTAGTATGGTTGTAGGTCCATTCTTCTGAGTTGATTTTTGCACTGAAGTAACTGCTCCTCCTACAACATTAGATGATTTCTTTTCTTCAGTTCCGTCTGCTTTAGTGTCAGGTGCTTTTTTTTCTGTCTCATTACCACTACCCGATTTCTCATTTGTATTAGAGCTTGAAGTACTTCCAGTAGTTGAACCACCTTCAGTATTATTTCCTGTTACAGATGATTGAGATGATTGATCTCCTCCTTCAGTTGATTGATTTGTACTTGTACTGTTTCCTCCCTCTGTTGTAGAGCTGCTCTCAGTTGAGGAAGTAGATCCTGTATTTGGTTTTGATTCGTTGCTTGATTGATTTCCTTCAGAAGTTGTTTGACTTCCTGAGTTATTATTTTGGTCATTATTTTTTTCTTTTTTATTTGAAGCTGTGTTGGCACTTCCAGCAGCAGCCATTATATCAGTCATACCTTGCATCTCTGATTGTAAGTCAGCTGCTGCAGATAATGAATTGAGGATACTTATTGCGTTTATTGCAACATCCTGAGCAATAGTTAAGACACTTGATATTCCTATTACCGAGCCACAAGGACTACTTCCACCATAAGAGCTGTATATGTTTTGAGCCCAATATTGAAAGTCCCCGTTTTGTATTTGTGATTGTGTAAATGTATTAATCTGTCCGTAATATGTTATAGTAACTCCATCCTTTGGTACATCTATTGTTTTTAAAACACCAGTACATGGATCACTATAAGCATAAGTAAAAGTGCTTTGTGATTTAATCACGTTAAGTACTAATACAAAACAAATTGTTATAAGTAATTTCATTATCTTTTAAATAATCCCTTTTTAATCATTTTAGATATGATCCTAGAAGAACCAGTTTCTAATGCCTTCTTAGTAGTAATACCTATTGTTGATTGATTAAATTTAATATCTGTCACATCCTCTAATATAGATGCTGTTTTAATTGTTGAAGCTTCACCTAATCCACTTCCTGTAAACAATTCACCTGTCTCTGCATCTACAAATCTAACCTGTAAACCTAAGCGAGTTGTTTGAGTTGTCTTAGACGTACCATTTATTTTAATTACCTCATCTTCAGATACTGAGAAGTCATACACTTCCATATACACAAAATACTTAGCTAATTTAATTTTTCCCTTCCCATCAATTACATTCTCAGTAAAACCTTTTGCTGAAGCTTTAAACTGTGTAATCATTCTTTCTTTTATCTCTAACCTGTCTTCTGTAAATACAAAACGATTAGTCATATCTAAAAACTCTAAAACCATATTTGCTACTCCTAAACCAACTCTTTTATCTTTTAGTTCAGGATACATTTCATACAACTCTTCATTAATACCAATCTTTAAAATCTGAATAGGATATTTTAATGAATCGCTATAATCACTTACAACATCCATTGATTGCTTCTTTTCAAACTCAGATTGATACGATTCCGTCTTAACAGAACCAATCTGTGCCTTACCCAATAAAGGTAAGACACACATTAGTATAATTGTTAATATTCTCATTAGTTAGCTTCTTCTTCCTCAACATCAGTTCCTGCATCAAGAGTATTCTTGTGCTTTTCGTTATCTGCTTTTTTAGTAACATATTTATCAACTGCTGCAATACCAAACGAACCTAAAGTAATCACTAAGAATCCATTAAAAATGTATTCATTAATAAGTAACTCTTTGCCCATATAACCTGTTACTAAATCAACACCCATAGCAATTACCATCACCATAAATGCCATAAAACCAACTACTGACTTTTCATTGATATCATTGTTGTCACTAAATAAATTTTTTAAAAATCCCATTTTTTACTTTTTTAAATTAAACATTTATATAACCAGTTACCAAGGAGCATCCTCAGTTTCACTCTTTTTAGCCTTTTTTTCAACTGGCTTCTCAACAATCTTTTCTTTAATGATGGTTGTTGTACCACCATTCTTTTGTTGTTGAGTATTCTCTTGATTCTGAGTTAAATTAATAACTACAGGAGCAGCTGCTGGAGCTGTTACTGGAGCAACCGTCTCAGTTTTGTGTTCTTCTTTATCTTCAGAGTGACCTCCAAATACTGTAGTTGATAAATAAATACCACCACCTGTTACTACCGTTGTTAAAGTACCAATAATCGTTTTTTTCAAACCTGACCAAGTACCATCATTTGTTGTTTCTTCTGACATAATCTATTTTATTAATATTGTTTTATTTGTAACTGTATTTGTTAAAGTTTTTAATACTGTATAATAAGTACCTGCTGATAAGTCTTTCAAGTTAGCTGTGTAGCTATAAGTTCCATTAGGTAAAAAGCGATTAAGAACATTAATTACATTATTACCAACTCCATCTACAAAAGATAGATCCACATCACCATCTTGCTCAACATTAAACTGAATCACTACTTCACCAGTTGTTGGGTTAGGAAACACTAAGATATCATTATTCTTCAGTTTAATTCCAGATCCTATTCTATTAATAGCTACTAAACCATTTGTAGGAATGATGTTCATATCTTTAGCATTTTCATCACCAACAAATTTTCTTGTAGTGTATAATGGACTTTCATTCCAAACATTCTGAGGAGCTTTAGCTATAAAATTAAAGGTAAATACTATTTCTCCGTCCGTTAAAAGGTTGTTTCCATTAGTCATATCAAATCCACCCCATTCAATTATACCGTCCTGAGGATTAATAAAAGACATCCAATTCATCGACTTCTCTCCATTAGTTAATCTTCTAAAGTCCAACAAATCACTATCAAATTTTAAAGCTAATTGTAATGCTCCTAACTTATTAGCACCTGTTATTACTTTAACTGGTACTTCAACTAAGTTTCCTTCATTCACTAATAACTCAGGCAATCTAATCTCTACTGTTTGTAAACTTCCATCATACTCAGTTGCTTCATCTATAATGTGATATGGAGCATTTGAGGGATTATTAATTTGGATTGGAGTTAAACGAGCCATATGATATCCAGTCCCATTTACATCACCTGGTACTGCAACATAGAAGTCAGCTGAGTCAGGCATACCTGGTAAAATATTATATGTGAAGTTTGTTACGCCTGGTATAATAGAGGTAAAATTAGTGCTTGGAGCTCCAACTACAGTTGTATATTCAGTAGCTGTAAAGAATTTAATATCAGGTACAGCATTAGGCCAAGTTGCAAATCTTCCAGAGATTCTACCAAAGATTCCATAGACATCAGAGATTGTAATATCATTTGAACCATTTACATCTCCAGTGTAATAATCAAATCCTTGTGGAGTTGTTGATGTGGTTACAATAGTGTTTAGGTACTGAGCGTCTGGTGTTGAAACAACACTACCTACACCCATTGTATCACCTCTTACTTCTAATCTAATATTATAGAAGGTTGTATCTATGTTAGTATTGATGTTATACTTTCCTAAAGAGTTAGTTGCATACACTCCAGCTGTTGTCCAAGTACCAGCTGTCTTTAACTTCTTAGATAACACAACTGTTAAGCTTTTGGATGGAGTTGCATTTACATTTGTAAAAGTACCATGAAATTTAATTCCTGGTTTAATAAAGTTACCACCGTAGTTATATAAAGATAAACCTACATCATTACCTGCTTGCTCTGTTGCTGTTTGAGTAAAAGTCGGAAGACCAACCCAAGTTAAATTTGAGATCGTTGCAAGACTTTGGAATGCTGTTGGAGGAGCTAAATGAGTGAATGTGATTTCAAACATTTCTCCATCAGGCAAAGTATAAACTGCACTACTCCCAGTATAAACCAAAGTAATGGTTATATATCCACTTATATTATTATCTACATATTGTGTGTATAGATTTGGAGGAGTTCCTATTAAGGATACTGTAGCAGCTGTAAAAGCAATCTTATCGTAATAAACTCTGAACTGTGTTCCGGTAGTTTTAGTTACGGTTGTATTTCTTAAAGTGATTTTTGCTTTAGTAACTCCAGCTACACTTGTACCAACTGTATAGTCAGTAGGGATGATAGCCCAAATTCCAGGACTTGGAGCAGAAGGGCCTGTTTGTGAAAAAATTGTTGTGGATAGTAATAATAGACATGCTATTAAACATTGTAGTTTATTCATAGTTAGTGTGTTAGTGTGTTACCAATAAATAGTATCACCAACAAACAAATATGAAGTTTTTACATAAGAATTATGTGTCCAACATAGGTTTTTTCTCTACCCATATAATCTCTTACTCTTATTTTATAGACATATGTATCAGCATTAGCTAATACACTTCCTCTAATTTTGCCATCCCAACCCTTAGTAATATCAGTTGTTTGATAGATCATATTTCCCCATCTATCGTATATACTCATAACAAACCCTTCTGATCTAACACCAACACCACTTACCATAAATACATCGTTATTACCTTGTTTATGTGGTGTAAAAGTGTTTGGAATATATATTACATAGTCATCATCGATCTTCAACAACTTAGTAATTGTATCTTTACATCCAAAGCTATTAGTGACAATTAGGGTGACTGGATAAGTATCTACAATATTATATGTATGTGATCCATTTTGAGTATTTGCTGTGTCATATATAGGTGCTACAAAAATGTCTCCAAAATCCCAATGCCAATTAGTAATAGGTAATCCTATAGTTGATTGGTCATAAAAAACTATATCATTCAATAATATGTTTGGATCTTCAGGTGTATAATAAAAGTAAGCATCTGGTTTTGGAAACACAGTGACTGTTGTAACAGGTGAAATTCCAATACATCCATTAGTTCCAATTACCGTTAGTTGTGTGGTATAAATTCCAGCTGATAGTTGATAATTTATATAACAACTGTTAGTTGGCACTCCCATAAAATTCCAAATACAATTTGAATATCCAAACGTAGTACTACCAAATTCCACATTAAATGGTTCACAACCTGATAATAATGAAGTAGTAAATGTAGGTATTGGAGCAATGTTTACAAACACGTTTACATAGCTTGTATCATTTGGAGAGCATCCATCTGAAGTAATGAGAGTGTAGGTTGTTGTAACGGTTGGGGATACTGAAATTGTATTTGTGTTTATATTTCCAGGCATCCAAGTGTATGTGTAAGGACCTCCATTACCCAACACTCCAGTTGCTGTAAATGTTGTTACTCCTCCAATACAAATGTCCCCAAATGTTGGAGTATAGTTTGTTTGTAAAGGTGGTAATACATTTACACTAACAGATGATATTGAAGTACAACCATTAATATCTTGAACACCAACTGAGTAGAATGTACCACTAATTGGCTGAACCATGAATGATCCTGCAGTTGCTGATGTTGGAGGCCAAGAGTAAATGTATGGAGGAGTTCCGCCACTTGCATTAGCGTTTAAAGTACTAATACCGTTATAACAAATTATTAATGGTGATGCAGTTGGTGAGAGAGTTAGTTGAGGTGGATTGATTAAAGCAAACGTACCAGTTGATGTACAACCACTTACTGTAGCTGAGACACTATAAACTCCAGCTAAGTATGTAGCTGTATTTGTTGAACTTGAATTGGCTGACCAAATGTATGATGAATAGCTTGGCGGTAATATGACTGTTCCAAAGTTACCAAAACATAGAGGATTAACAATTGTTGGTGTAATAGGTAAAGCTCCATTCACAGCTACAAATGCTGTTAATGTTGCTGATTGACCACAACCATTACCTATAATACATGTATAAGTTGTGCTTACTGTTGGAGTTACAACTATAGTTTGTGGATTACTAGTACCAGGAATATGAAGCCAATCATATGTGTTTAAAGTTCCTGGAGCTACAGTTCCACATCCACCACCAGGATTAGCCGTTAAGACAGCTGAGCCTCCCAAACATATTGATGTAGTAGAAGTTGTTATTGACCCTGTAAATGCTAATGGAGTTCCAGGCACAGTAAATGAATTGATTGCTGTCCAAGCTCCAGGAGGCCCTCCTAATGCTCCACATACATTTTCTCTTGCTCTAAAGTAATAAACTTGTCCTGGGCATAAAGAGGAGAATGGAATAAAGATTGGAATGTAAGGTTCTAAGATACAGTTATCAAACCAAGACGGAGGTCCATAACCAGGTATATTTAATAGTGATCGATACCAAGGATAAGTGTTCCAACCAATACCGGAACAGTAAGGTACTAAGCCACTTAATGTGTTAGTACACTTCATTTCTACTTCTAAATAATAAGGACCACAGCCACATGTAGCGGCATTTGAACTTGCATTTATTGTTACTCCAGTAGCTCCAACTACATAATTATAATTTACTAAAGGCATTCCATGACACGAAACAATCCGTGTATAAGTTAGCATTAGTAACATTATTAGGATTGTTTTTTTCATAGTCTATATTATTTAAGTTGAAACATTATTGTTTATTATACATAGAGATACTATTCGATTATTTTCTCCAAGCATATGTTGTGTTCAGTAAATAGATCCTGTATTCTACTTTGAATGAGCTCTAATTCATCACTATCAGATAATCCTCTAAACAAATTATGTTTAATCTCAAACAATACAATTGCCATATCTAAAGAGCAAGCACATCTCTGAAATGCTCTCTCATCATCTGGATTCTCTAAATTAAAATCTATACTTGCTATCATTCCTATTTAGTTTTTTTGTCATCTACATCATCTTCAAAAAGATCTTCACCTTTGTAGTCAGGATGGTTTGTATGCATGTAATCTATGTTTGTTACCCAGCACCAAGCTCCTATTCCTATAATCACTATTCCTATCATTACTAATATCATCATCTTTATTTATTTTAAAATCCTACAAACCAAGGTTCAACTACCTCAACAAAACCCTGCTCAATTAAGTCAGGATACATCTCATTAATCCACCAAGGACTAGAAGTATCTAACGTCTTAGTTGCTTCCTCATAAATGTCTTCAGCAGACATATGAATCCAACCAAAGCCACAAATAGCTTTTGCAATATTGTACATTGGCTCACCAACATAAATTTGTGATTGTGGAGTAAGATCTCCCTCTTCATCGGATTCAGTCTCAGATTCTACTTCTGAAGTGTCCTCAGTTTTAAATGGTGCATAAGCATCATCTAAAGCTTTCTGAATGTTAGTTTTTGTAATCTCTAATACTAAATCATTGTGTGCATACATCTCCTTAGACCAAGGTTTTGTAATCTCAATTCCGTACATTATTTTTGTAGTTTTTGCCATTTTGTTTTTGTTTAAATATAATATATACATAATTTTTGTTATATCCAACAGCCAAAAAACCCACTAAATACGTTCCCCTAACTAGTTGATTATCAAGTAGTTAAAAACTTATTTTCAACGGTTTTACGGTGTGTTTTTACTTAAATGAGGTACTAATATCAAGGAATAAGAAACGCTCTTAAAACGAAGAAAAACATGCTTAAAAACGATTTTTCAAGTGCTATTCGAGTAAGGTTTGGGGGTAATTTTGGAGCTTTTGAAACCCGCAAAAATGGATTTTACTTAGATTTCTGGATGTTATTTAAGATACTTTTCAACTTAACTTCACTCTCATCTAAATCCTTAGGCATTAGTTTTTCTATTCTCATAGTTAATAAAGGACGTCCATTTATTAATGGTAATCCATATTCGTTATATGTAATACTTTTAACTACAATTCGCTTGTTTTTAAACTTACCAACATATACTGTATCACCTATTTCAATTGGAATCTTTATCATATGATAATAAATAGTGTCAGTAAACAAAGAAAGGCCAGTTACCAATAAAGATAACTGACCCTCCTTCTTCAACACACACTACTATGTTATTTCTTTAAAAACTTTTTATTTAATTCCTTTGCAATCTGTATAGCACTATTACAATCAACTACTGAAGCATCCTTACCGTACATGTTACGAAATGCTCTACCACTTCCACTACTCATGAAAGAAGTGAGTAAGTTAGCATAAGCTTTTTCTTTTTCCTCATTTGTTGTAACACTATTTCCACCACCTTGTATAAAGAATGACAATACTGAAATATTTAATTCATTTCTCATTTTATCAACTTGACGTTTAGTATGTAGTTCAGCTGATGTACCACCATAACTACTACATCCAGGTTCTCCATCCGATATATTAAGAAAGTAACTATCCATCTCACTTGAGCTTGGTACTAACATATTCTTAGTTAACATTGCCTCAAAACATAAACCTTCAGGTGTCATTGAAGTTGGATTAAAACTACTGAACACAGCTACTAAATGATTAAACTTATTAACACGACTATCATATACTGATAACGTAGCTGGAGTATCTCCACTACCACCATGAGTAGTAACTCTTATTGATATCTGTACATTTATATTCTGAGTATAGCTTGCAGCTTTAGCAATAGCTGTTGCCATCTGTATTGTTGATGACCACTTACCACCACTCATACTTCCTGAGCCATCTAACGATATGTGTATATTAGCTTTCTTATATCTATCTACACTAATCTGCTTAAACACGTTTTCGATTCCATATCCAGCATGTGCAAGTCTCTTACCATCTATCTTACCACTACGTAAACGAGTATCAACTCTTTCACGAGACTCATTATGCAATTGTAATTTTTTACCTAACAAACCTCCCATCTCAGTACCTAAACGAACAGCATCAGCATACTCTTCTCTACTACCTCCAAACATATGTAATGTATCCAACTTCTTTCTCTCATCTCTAAGAGCATCGTACTGATTCCAAAGATCATTATAAGCAATACTACTACTTAACATATTTCTCATCTTCTCATTCACCTCTTCTATTTGAGCATTAAGCTCAACTAACGCTTGAATTTGATTACTTTTAACATAGTCATACAATAATGCTGTACGAACTCCAACACTTTTATCGCCAACTGTCTGAACATCAATAGTCTGATTTGCAATAGCATCTAATTGTTGTTGTAATTTTTTAGTAGTACTTTTCTTATTTGTATCACCATTTAAGAAGTTTTTCTGCTCATTAAAAGCTTTTCTAATAGCTTCTACCTCAGCAGGTGTAAGAGCATCTGAAAGCCCTAATCCACCACCTGTACCTTCATCTTCACCACCATCACCACCTTCACCTTTTCCTTCTCCATCTTCTGTTTCTGTAGTTTCACCTTTACCAGTACCACCTTCACCTTCTCCATCACCAGGATTAGTCTTATTCTCTTCTTCTTTCTTTTCGAAATCAATACCTTCTTGAATTAGTATATCAAGAATGTCACAAGTAATAGTAAGAGCTTCATCAGTATTTTTAATACGAGAAATATTAGGTAAATCAATAATATCAACAATCTTATCCAATCCAGGCATTGCCTTGACATTGAAGTTTGGATTCATCATATTTACTATATGAAACAAGTAGTTATCGAGGTTTGTAGGATTAGAAAACTCAGCAGCTAAAAATCCTTTAGTTACATTTTTAGAGTTCCAATAGTGATCATATAACTTATGATAATAAGCTTTGTAACCTGGAGAAGTAGTGAATATGTAGTTATCAATACGACGATCTTCTACCCAATTCAATAACGATTTAGCTACTGAAAATAGATTAGAATTGTTTAAAGTATGAGTATAGTATTTTTCTCTTATAGCTTCATACTGAGGACATCTCTGATTACGCATATTATCGAATATTTCAAAGTCTGTCATTATAATGTGAGAAGCTTCGTGTAATGCTAAACCTACAGTAACATCAAAGTTTGTATCCTTAATATCAGTCGATAAGTTAATAGCTTTACCATTAGTGAATGAATCACTTCCAGCCCACATTACAGGAATATCCTGCTTAGTTACGATCTTCACGAAGTTAGTAATAGCTCGACGATAGTTAGTTAACTTGATTAACTTCACTGTATCAGCACTACCAACACGCTCAGAAGACATTCCACTGAACTTATCAGTATTATCCCACCTATCATCCATCCAAAAGCTTGAATAGCTATGCTTTGTGTTTAACCCACGATAGTCGGTCGATTTCTTCTTCTTCTTTAGTGCAGTTCTAGCACTATCCCAGTAGTTTGTGTAATTTGCCATAATTTGTGTGTTTTATATGTTTGTATAGTTAAAGATCACCCTTTTATTTCGATATTGGGTAATAATGATGAAAAATAATAGTATTGATAATCAGGTAGTTAGATAACTAGCTGATTCACAGCTAATTAGATTTTCTCTGCATGAAATGCATTATATACTTTCCGTGGTAATTGGTCGTATCGCATGTTGAATTTACTACTCATAGTGCTGAGTACAGCCTTATTAGTGTATGGTGCATTACCAGGTTTTGACCATGTTCTACTGTGATACATCCAATTGTAAAAATGCACGTATGCATTAGCCTTTCTTACATAATCATCCACATCAATAGCTAGTTTCCACTTCTTCATCATCTTTACAGATCTGCGCTCTTTGTCCAGTTCCAAGTCTCTTGAATGAGCCAAATGAGTAGCTATATTACGAACGCGTTTACCTTTCAACCAATCCTCTATTTTATTTAATGCATTACCTGCAATATCCCACAGCTCAATACCATCTTGCCACTGTGTTAAGTGACAGTATTCATGTACTAAAACACCTAAAGCATCTTTGTGTTTCATAGAAACTACTAGCATGCTAGTGTCACTATCGAAGTAACCTGCACATTTAATACTACCACAGTAAACGAAGTGAGTTGGACGTAAGTCACATTTAATACCCAGTTCTTTGCAGTGCGCTTTTACATACTCTACAAATGCTTTATCGTTTTTAGTCATCTCCATTCTCCTTTGCTAGTTTTTTATAAATTTTATCCTCATTGAAAGCCGCATTTGATTTACGAATCATATTCTGAAACCATGCACCATACTTAGCTGTATTCCAAGCTCCTCTAACTGTCTTAGAGAAAGGTATTCGAAGCTCTGGATCTACCACTGATAGTCCATCACCATCTACTACTTGAAAATATAACTGACTATTAATATTCCTTGCTACTGTGTGAGCCCCAGGAAAGCGCTTATCTATAAAGCGCTTCACCTTAGCAAATTCCTTTTGTTCTGGGGTTTGTACGATCTTAACTTTCTTCATATTAGAATCCTAAGTCAGCAGTATCACCCATTAAGTTATCAGCAGTACCATCATTTACATACTTCTGCACTAATTGCTTAACGAAAGTACGCTCAGATTGTAAACCTCCATCCTGTGAATATAGTGGATAAATACTTACTTCAGCACACTCAGTAAGCGTGAATCCATCAGTCATTAATCCAGCCATCTCCATTACAGATCGTGTTGATATTGGTGTTTGAATACGAGCACTATCCGACTTAATTTCCGAACGTGTTTGTGATGCAATCTCAGCTAAGCTATCAGCGATCTCCTTATTTAACGTAGGATAAATTTGTAACATTAATTGTGATTCTTCAACAGGTTTTAAGAATGGAATCTCTGCAATAACAAAGCGATCTAATAATGCTCTATCCATCACACGAACAGCAGTATACTCACTACCAATGTTAGCAGTACCAATGAAGCTCACACCCTTAGCAACTTTAACAGTTGGAGTATTAACAGCCTCATCCATACGTAAATAACGCTGACCTGGATCTAACACTGTCATTAAGATATTCCAAGCCTCTGGATGAGCACGAGAAACCTCATCTAACAATACTACCATATTCTCAGTCTGTATAGCCTTAACAAACGCAGATTCATTAAAGAAAGTACCTGCATCCTTGCTAAAGTGTGTATTACCAATCAAAGTACCACGTGGATCTTGAGTAGCCCCTAAATTCACATAGAAGATCTCTCTATTCATTGCTTTCGCCACAGCCATTGCAGTTTGTGACTTACCACAACCTGTAGGACCTGTTAATAGTATGTTACTACCACGCATTACTGAACGACATAAGAACTTCCAAGTTAAATCCTCACAATATAATGATTGAGGACGTTTAGATACGCATGTACTAAGGAATGCCATAATGTCATTCACTTCTTCAGTAGCAGCTTCTAATACTTCTGCTGATACTACTGGCTCTAAGGCATTAGGATCTACTTGACGCCATTTACCTGATGCATTTGATAACCACATACCTGCTTTATGCGCTTTACTTAGCGTCATATAAGTAATCTGTGTAGTGATGTCTTCACCCGTTTTAGTGTCAGTTGCACGTACTGATTGTCCTTTCTTTCCTGCTCCGATTGCGACTTTTGCGATAATTGCGTTGTTTGTCATAGTGTATGTTTTTAGTTTTTTTATATATTTAAAGATCACCCTAATTGGGTAGTTATGCTAATTTTGATTGTATTCTTTCTATCTGAGTATCAAGCAGTTATGTAACTACCTGATTATCAATGTGATTAATTTTTAGCTGTTTTTTTCGAAATCGAAAAATTCAACAGCATTTATTAACTGCTCATTTACTGCCTCAGCTACGTCTGTTTCAAACTGACTTGTATTAAGACTAACACTAATACTGCGATTGTAGCTATCAAGGTCAAGCTCTACTACATCATCTGCATCCACTGAACTTATTGCATCTTCAACAGCACTCTTAACATCTGAATCCACACTGTTTACAAAGTTTCTTAGTATGTCTTTTACCTGCTCTTTTGTGAATAGCTCACTTGAATTAGGCACTGCAACTGGTGTTGAAATCCTATTTATTTCTAACGCTTTAACTGCGGCATAATCATCTACTGATTTTAACCACAAATCACTAGCTTCTTGACCCATCATTATGTTAAGAAGGTTTAAGATCTCTCTATAACTAGCGGTTGGATTTAGTGCTAAATGCATCTCAGTCTCAGCAACTTCTGCAAAAGGAATACCTTGTTTATCAGGATGAATATTCACCCATGAAACGCAGTGAATATCAAGTCCAAAAGGTGCTGTTACAGTGAAGTTTACAGTACATGATCTCATTGCTCCGTCGATTATAACGCTAGATTCGTTAACGTTTACTGTGTTTGTGTTGTCTGTGTTTGTCATAGTTTCAGTAGTTTTAGTAGTTTTAGTAGTTTTAGTTTTTAAATTAGGTGTATACTCTCCAGTTGATGCGTCAATTAGATCTTCTAAACGTGCTTGCTTAGGCTCTTCTAATACTGCAGTTTTCCAAGGATTAATTTTATGTTCTTCAGGTAAAGACTTCCAGTATTCACAGCTATGGTCAGCCCATTTATCATCCTCTGCATACCCGCGCTTTAAGCCCTTAAAGTGAAAGCTTCCAAACCATTCAGGAATTGGACCGTTGATCTTCCACAATCCACGCTTAATCTTACTGATACATCCTAAATCTCTCAAAACCGTTTGATAGGTACGAGTAGTGTAGAATCGGTTATTAGTGCATCGTTTCCACGACGTGCTATTCTCGTAATCACCAACCATATGGTTAAGATTAGCTGCTGTATACGTGGTGTTTCCATGCTGTAGATTTTCGTTAATAAAACGCTTATAGCGTGTGAATAGTGTGATATTAGCTCCCTGTCTTTCTGCGTGTTTCATAGTGTATGTTTTTTAGTTAATTTCTATATATAAAGGTCAGGATCTTTTGTCGATATCCAACCGTTTGTTAGTGTTATTTAGCACTTGATAATCAAGTAGTTATATAACTTATTGATACTCAGAGCCGTTGTTTTAGTTGTGTAAAACACGCATTATTTGTCGTAATTGGAAGGCTTGAGATCCACTAATAACATAGTCTTTTACCTCCTTATCAACGTACAATGATGCAGTGTCAAAACCCTTTGTTTCGCACAAATATAGTGCTTCTTCACCCACTCTTTCGAACAGTTTCTCAGAGCCAATAGTGGCCATTGAAACCTTATGTTTAGTGTGTTTTGGGTTGTATGAATCGCTCTTAGAACCACCCTTTAACACAGTGCCAAAACGCTTTCTTTCACCGATTTTATTGATGGCTTCAGCCTGTTCTTTCGGCATTGTTTGCACTGTATTACCAGTCTTATGATTCACGATATTCACGAATCCATAACTGTCTGTAGTTGAACAATTAACGCAGGTTTTATAACCTAATTCAGTGCGTTTTTGCGGTATATCATTACCGCATTCAGTGCATATTTTATCCATTTAACTTACATTTAAAGATTGCTACAAACCCTGTAGAAACGGTATCAAAGGGTGTGATATAACCTGCGTCAACTAACGCGGATAACACTCCTTCATTCTCACTATAATCCTTAATGAAAACTTCGTCATCAGCGCATTGCTCGTTCGGCATGCACACTGATGCTGTAGCGACAGCTTGTCCATCTTCGCTGTCTATAAGGGATAATGCATTCTGCCCATTGGCATATTTTGCACGACTTACGTTGCATGTAAAGCCTGCAAATAGTACTTGTTTATTAGACGCTTTCATATCTTATTTTTTTAATTGTTCTACGATTACTACCACTAATCCTGCAATGATCATGATGATCAAAACAGCCGTTATTGGCACCCATAATGGCGATGTTACCTGCCACCAATTCCAGTCTTTAACTGGCCCTATTTCTGCGAGTTTTAATGTCAAAAATATTAAGAACAGTATTGTTCCTATGCTTATGCCACTACCTGTGTTTTCGCTAGTTTTGCTCATATTAGTTAAATTTAATAGGGTTAAGTTTTTCTGCATGTATTGTGGCACTACGGTAACCATATGGAGATCCACTAACATAGTTTGAATCAAAGATCACCTTGTATACTGCACCATCAGCAATGAATGTAGGATTGAGTTTAATATACTTTGCAATTGCAGGACTTGGTAGCTTAGTGCCTGTAACCCAGTATTTAGTGCGAGCTCCACGAGATCTCTTCTCAGTGAATAACCTGCAATACATGTCAGTCTCAATATTGCAAGCTTTATGCATTGCTTTTCTCCATGCACAAAATGCAGGGCTTACTGATTTGTGATACTGTAACTTAGTGATTTTAGTGGGCTTAACGGTTTTAGTGGGTTTCATAGTGTGTTTTTTATTCGCATATAATCCAGCAGAAGGTTGGCCATCCCAACTACACTCATCTTTAAAGGTCACTTCATAAACCTCATTATTAGCGGTAAATGTAGGATTATTTAGCACATATACTGATATCTCATAGATAGGTAAAGCTCTGTGTTTACCCCAGTATTTACTACGTGCTCCACGCATACGCTTTTCAGTGAATAATCGGATGTAAGGAACATTCTCTTTTTTAATGCCTAACTTCTTATGCATCTCGTTTCTATACACTGCTAATGCAGGTACTAAGTGATCATGATATTCAGACTTTGTGATCTTAGCGATTTTAGTGGGCTTAACGGTTTTAGTGGGTTTCATAGTGTGTTTTTTTTAGATTGTTTATATAGGTAAAGTTCAGTATAATAATTCGTACAACAAGCGCTCGATAGTAAAATATAGCATCTGAGTATCAGATAGTTATATAACTACTTGATATTCAGAGCCATTATTTTATTCGTAATCTCTGATTGCTGTAACCTTAGGGAAACGTGGTATTCCAGCTGGGGTAAGATTGAAGTACTTAACTGTCGCACTCTTACCGATAAGAGACGCTCTATCTTTCCATAACTCCTGTAAATGCTCCCAACCACCGTTAACAGATGCGTTGAAAAACGATGAAGTAGTGGCGGTAGGACAATCTAACTCTAACGCGCCAACCATGCCGGCTAAGTTACCATTGCCTTCAATAACCCCAGTAATAGTGTATTCATCATCAACGAAAAACTTATGCTTAAGTAGTGTGTTACTGCGCTTATTCTCATACTTACCATCCACTCTAATCATCTGTCCTTCGTAGCCTTGTGCCACATAATTCTCATGCTGTAAATGCACATCCTTCTCACTTAGAATGAGAAACGTACTAACTATCACGCAGCATTTAGGTAATGCAATACTCAGTAAATCTAAAGCCTTAGATCGCTCACTAAATGTGCCTTTATGAGACGGTAAGTCATAAATATGATACTGAATAACCTTTGCACTATCTGCAAGATCTTTAGCTGTTGGTTTTGTCTTTTTTACAAGGGATACAATGGCATTGAAGTCATTAGCGTATTTATCGCAGTATAATTCACCATCAAGTATTAGCTTGGGATCTGCCTTAAATAAGGGCTTCAAAGCCTCGAATATATGTGATGCTGAAATGATAGCTTTACCTGTTCTTGTCCACATTCCATCAGCTTTTACAATGCATCTAATACCATCTAACTTAGGCTGCGAATACACAGGATAAGTGAGTTTATCCACACGATCTTCCCACTTATTTGCGAGCATTGGTTTAAATAATACGGATGTGTCAATTTGCTTGATATCAGCGAAATAACCACTATCAACTTTCTTATTGATCTTAGCTTGCGCTTCTGATACGGCTTGTTGACTTGGTGTAGTTTCGTTAGATCTACCAATGTTTTTGCCGGAGCAAACAGTCCATTCGGATGTGGTTTTTGCCCCATCAGTATACCCACTAATAGTGCGGTATTTATTGTCTTCAACTTGAATAGTGTATTCTTGAATTTTATTAAGCGACTCTTGGCGCTTGTATAGTGTGTTTGTTGATTTCATGGTTATATTGATTTTCGTTTTGTATTTAGTTCAGCTTGCACTTCGTTAATAAGTGCAGCTTCTGCAGCAAAAGCACTCTTTTTACCTCGCACTATATCAAGGATTGACATGGTGAAGCTATCAGCCCCATACTCACGTATAGTAGCTGGTAGTACCCAATCTTCCTGTGTTACCAGTGCTTTATAGACGTGCCCTTGCCACCGCTGTTTTAGCGTCTTTGCTTTGCTTGTGGAACTCATAACAGTAACGCCAATATAGCGTTCATCAGTGGGTTCACAAGTGAGCATGTAAATAATGTGGTTTCTATCCGATCTCTTCTTTCTCTTTGTCATAGTGCGTTAGTTTAAAATAGTGATGCTTGAATACTGGATATTAGAGGTAGTTCTATTACGCATTAAGTCATAGCTATAAAGCGATAAAAAGCGACCTTTACTACGTTCTCTGTCAACGTTCATTTGACGTGGATACCAAGGATCTGAATCAATAATTACATCCCCTTTACATGCGGTTTCAAACACTATTAAATTATTAGTACCATAGTCAATAAACCCGTCAATAGTGAATTTTACACCTTCTGCGCTAATTGCGGCTTTCTTTAAATTACTCTTAGTTTTTCTCATATAGTAAAGTTCTGGATAATATTCTGAACAACAACCGTTTAAGACAAATCTATTACCCTAAGAATCAGCTAGTTATATAACTACCTGATCCTCAGAGGCATTATTTCACACATTTACATTCCCCAATAGCCACGCGGTTCTTCACACATCAAGTTATCAGGAGTGGTGTATTCCCAGCCCCAAGAACCCTCACAGTCCTCAGAAGATGCATGGATCCAGTCTTCCAAAGCCTTAACGCTTGTAAAGCTCGTATTATTTGCAGAACTACATCCATCACAATCAGTACTCCAATAGTTAACGTATATACAACCATACTCTTTAAGTTGTTTTGTAGCTTCTACAAACTCGGGATATAAGGCATTCTCCTTAGCTTCCAATATAGCTAAATGCTCAGCATCAGTCTTAAAGCAGGTTTCAGAGTAGTCATCATTAAGATCCGCAAGTATGTAAAGATCTGTCATGTACTTTCCTAACAAGCCACTATTCTCTTCGTTTACATCAATCCCATCACCAAAACCCAGTTTTACTAATTCATCATTTAAACCTTGTGTACATTGGGATAGTAACACAAAGCGTCTTTCTAATTGCTCTCTCGTTAATTTATTCATATGTTTATTTTACTATTAATGTTATTAATGCGATAATTGCTGCTCCAAGGACCATCCCTATAGCAAGAAACCAATACATTTGAGAGTCTATTAAATCAATACCATCTTCTAAACCCTTGATATATGCACTACACTCATCTGTGGAATGTTTGTCTCGAACATACTGATCTACCATTTTTTCTAGTTTTTTCATATGCTTAGGGTTTAGTGTAATAAGTGAATATATCTGCGTATACAGCGTAAATACCTGATCCAAATAATCCAATCAATGCGAGACCTATGGCCCCGATCATCCACGTAGCTACATGATCACGATCTGTTCTATTCATCTTAAAAAGGCGATCAATTGCAAGTCCTACAAGGTAGGGAAGGCCTATGATCACAAAGGCCATTGCGAATAATGTTACTGTTGTTGCTAAGTGCATTGTTACTGTGTTTTCCATGTCTTATTTATTTTTATAGTTTTTAATTAAATGTGTGAGTTTAAACCGTATCCTCCTGCAGGATCACAGTCATCCGGATCTCCATTCTCATAGAAATCATTATTGTTATTAGCTTCATCAGCACGAGACAGTATACCATCAGTATCATTGCTAATCCAATCCATTGCTTTGTATAGATGCAATTCTAATAAGTCTAATAGGTAGTCTCTGATTTCTTCATACTCCCAACCTTCTTCAAGCATATCTTCTGTAATCTTACTGATACTAAATTTTAATTCGATTAATGCTGTTTGGTTTATTAAGCCTTCAATGCGCTCTGTAGTGTGTTTGTCTAATCTTTTGTCCATGTTATACGGTTTTAGTGGGTTTCTTACTTACTTTATGTTTCTCTACTAAGTGGATAAACGCCATATTAAATCCACCAATGTGAATGATGCGTTTATACCCATTTGCAATGTAGCTATCATATAGCTTTCTTCCTGGCTGTGAATACGTGTGTACAACCTTCTCTTCTTTAAAGTTTATTAATATTTCTGCTGTCATAGTCTGTGTTTTAAGTGTTTTTATAGGTTATAGATTAATTATTTTGCATGAAGGCTTTACACTCCCAATGAACAGCGTTTACAGCCTTATATTGATACTGATTGTATAATGTAGTCTTAGACCAATTTTGATTGATATGACCCACTTTCAATGCAGCCAATAAATCAGTATCGATAGTAGTCACTTTATTCCCCGTTCTTGAGAACACTGTAACCCAATGATCAAAGCCATATGGCTGAAACTGTATTACTTGTAATGCTCCTTTTTTAAAGTTAAGGAATACCTCTAAAGCACTTGACCACTGCGGTTTTTCCCAACCACTTAAGATCCCTAAATCCTCAACTACTGTTAAACCTCCTTTGGTCTTAACAATCGCTCTATATGCGCCTTTACGGCCTTGTATGTAGCTATGCTGAGCTCTTCTGATTTCTTCCGTTGCTACTATTACTCCAAGTACTCTGTACTCTGGGTCAAATGCGGTAATTTTGTTGTTCTTTTTCATAGTGTGTGTTTTAATTGTATTCCCGCAATTAGTGCGGATCTGTATTTTTAGGTATTTCCTATATATAAAGATCACCCCTTTATATCGATATACAACCGTTAGAACTAAATCTATTGTACTGATACTCAATGAGTTATGTAACTACCTGATCCTTAGGATGATTATTTTTTATTTTTTTTATTTTTAATGCCATGTGGATTATGGGGGTATTAGTGGGTCCTAAAGTGTGTATGGCTTATTGTAGTATGGGTGGGTTGGTATCATACATTACACGCAGTGTAGCCGAAGTGTCTAAGTCCTATAGAGAAAAAAAATAGCATTAAAATGTGTATGAGTGTAATTGGATCCAAGACCCGCTATCCATGGTGGTTTTCACGATATTATCATACCCTACCCCCCCTATAAAACACCGTATTTTGTGCTGTTTTAATGGGGATACCCCCCTCGTTATATGTGTTATTATAGATGGGGGATACCCCCTATTATATACAAGCATTGATACCCCCCTCTACATACACATACTACTATGTATTATCCCTCTACTATCCCGTCATTCCAATACCCTAAGAACAAGCATCCTCCAGCTCTGTCGTCTGGATAATCATATGCAAACATGATATCATGTGTCCCGTTGTACTTGGGGCATACAAGCTCTATGTAGTTGTAGTTCTTAGGCTTTGATAGTACGGTTAGCGTGAACTCTAATCCTGCACGATTCTCTGAAGATAGCACTGATAAGAACTTAATGTACTTATTGCTTCTATTACTGTGGGTCTCCCCGATTACTATTGTCTTTGTCATGTGTCTCTTGTTTAATTGATTATTCCCCTACTACCCCGTCATTCCAGTATCCGATGAATAAGTAACCATCTACTCTTTGATCTGGTGCATCATATGCGAACATTACGTCCATGTCACTTCCGTAACCTTTACTTACTAATTCGATGAATGCCCACTCTTCTGGTCGGTTTGATACTAAGAATGGATCTACGCATACTACGTTGTAATCCCCGGTTAACTGCTTAATGAACTTAATGTTTGTGTACTTCTTTGTCTTTGTGTGCTCTGCGCCTAATACGATTGTTTGTGTCATGTTGTGTTGTTTTATATTGTTACTGTTTGTAGTCATAGCAGGACTTGAACCTGCATCATCCTAACCCGAGTTAGGGCTCTACATTGAGCTATATGACTTGGTAGTCAGGACAGGATTCGAACCTGTATGCGTAACTTTCTTGGTTCTACCCCAATGGCACGCTGTCCACCCATTATTTTAGCGTCTAACCAATTCCGCCACCTGACTATTACTATTAGTGCAGTATAGAGATGACAGTGAATAAGCATGCATAGATTGCGATGATTATTACTACTGATCCCCACAATTCACTTGGGTTTTTCTTTGCTTCTTTTACTACTGTTTTGATCATGTGTTTCATGTTGTGTTGTTTTAGTGCGTGATTAGTGATTGATTAAGCTGCTACAATGTCCCATTTCTTGCTGTCTTTAGCTGGAGTCATTGGCACTAATACTCCGTCTTTCATCTTGTATGGCTTACCACCAACCATCACGAACTTCATGTCCTTAGGTTGTGCCATTGGTGCAGGATTATGTCTTACCTTCTTAGCAGCCTTTACTACAGCTTTCACTTCTGACTTAGAAACCTCATATACCAAGGGTTTAGAAGCAGGTTCAAATGATGCAGTATTGTAAAAGGTTAAAGCAATGTCACGATAGATTTTAGCTTGCCAATTCGCATTCTCACGCTGAGAAGCTGTCATTGGTTTGTATGCTGCAGTATTAGAGGGTTTGTACGATTTTGCTGGGTTTTTCATATATCTTAGTTTATTAGTTAAATTCCTATATATAAAGGTCCGCACTTTATTCCGACCAGCAACCGCTCAGCCATGTATTAATCCATCTGATACTCAGTTAGTTACATAACTACTTGGTACTCAGAGTGATTGTTTTTGTATATCGTTTCGTCTCTGTCCCCGTGTGTTTTAGCATGCTTTCACAAGCCATTTGGGTCAAACTGCATTATTAGCAAGTGAACACCGGGTTACAGCTAGTTAATGCATATCGACTAGTTTTACGAGCCAGAAGACGACTGGGTATAGGAAAAGCCCCTTTAATCGGGGCTTCTCTCGTTATAACCTGTGAAATCTTAAGCGTTTAATGCTTTTAAACCCTTCTTAGTGATCTTAAACTCACCAGCAGCAGTACGCTTTAACAACTTAGTCTCAGCCATTAAACGTGCAGTACGCATGATTGTTCCACTGAAAGACACATTATCCATCTCAGTACGGGGGATACGAAAGCGAGATCTTAATGTTCCCATAGTGATTGATTCCTCTTTACTTGCGGCGTTTAGGATACGCTCCGACCACGTTTTTGAATTACGTTTGTTCATCTTGTATTTGTTTTTATTTGTTTATACTACAATATACGGACTTTTATCCGTGTTTGCAACTATTTTTAAACTCTTTCTACCTGATACTCAGTGAGTTAGAAACCCTTTTAAATGCGTTCTAAGAGGGGATCGTTTGTGAGTGAGGTCTTATGTCATCTGCTTGTGTGATAATGCCAGACATATGTGGTAGAATGGGGATATGTATGGTTTGTATAGGAAAAAAAATGCGCATCGGCAAAGATTTGCCTGACATTTCCCGATTCCTCCCAAATTTAAAAATGTCTATACTCATCTTAGGTGTCTCTTTTATAAACCCTAACATAATCTACATACTTTCTAGTCCTGAGTGTCTATTCATGTAATGGATTATCTATATGATGGGTTGGACATCTAGCCCCTTTATGCTTCTTCCCCCCCGTACTATCTGTATTACTTGCTATATTATCTAGATCCTGTAATAGTAAGTCTTGTGTATCCCTTAGATTCTTTAGTCTTTCTATTGTCTTGTTTGTTTAGTGATAAAATTAAACTTTCATAATCTACTTTAATATCCTCATATCCTTGTTTGTTTTTTTCTTCTACACCTTTTATCAATTCATTAGCAAAAAACCTTAACTGCAATTCTGT